ATCAGGTTGTCAGTCTGGGTTTTGTTGTAGTGGTCTGCGAGTTCAAAAGTGCCAAAGGACATGACCGTTACGGTGTCCGAAGTGACCGCTGGATAGGCCAGTGTGACACTGGTTCCATTTGTTGCCGTGAAGTCTGAAGCATCCAGCATGACGCCATTAAGAAAGACGAATGCGTACAGCGGGTCATAGACCGCTGGGAACACTGTTGTGCTTCCTGAGTATGTACCAGCGGATGTAGTCTTAGGCGTACCTACGAGGTACGTGACGGACTGTGAGACACCATTGACTGATGAACCAGCCGCTTGCCAACCAGCCGTACCATAGACCTTCATGATGTTGGTGCCAGTGTCGAACCACAGGTCACCTGAGTTTACGTTAGCACCAGTCGGGGCCGTAGCACCAACGAAGTACGTGTCGTTGAATGAGTTCAGGCTGTTGATGTTCTGTGCAACTGTCTGGACAGCCGAGATTGACCCACCGACATTTGCCACGTTGGTTGCGTTGGTTGCGACAGTGCTTAGGTCAGTCTGATTGATACCAGCGACTGACGAAATGTCCGCACTGATGGACGCCAATGATGTGACTTCTGAACTTAGGCCAGCCAAAGTCGTCACGTTACTAGCGATACCGCTGACACTTGTGATTGCTGCTAGGTTCGTGTTGACGTTACCAACGATGTTGAGGTTGGAGTTCAGGTTGGTCACAGACGCCATATTTGTGCTGACGTTAGTGACTGAAGTGATGTCACTGGCTACTGCCGAGACATCTGAGATTGCACCCGCAACCACCCCCACATCACCACCGACACCAATCTGTGCAGCCAAGGCATTCACGTTGGCTATGTCGGTTGCTACTGTCGAGACATCGGTTATGTCAGTCGCTACTGTGGTCACATCCGCAATGTTGTTCGCCACAATCGCCAAGTCACCGTTGGCTCCGATCTGACCCGCAAGTAAGTTCAAGTTGGTCAGAGACCCAGCCACAGAGTTGACGTTTGAAATTGAGCCGCCGACTGAATCGACGTTGGTCACTGAGGCCGCGACTGTGTTCAAATCGGCTATCTCAGGCACCAAAAGATTGACGTTTGTCAGAGCATTCGAGACTGCATTTACGTTGCCGATCGAGCCTCCAACAAGGTCCACGTTTGCGATTGAGGTCGCTACAGTCTGGACGTCACTAATGTTGGCTGAGACAACAGTCACAGGCTGCCCTGTGCCTAGGTTGTTTGCTACCTCGTTGACGTTGGTGATGTCACCAGAAACAACATTGATAGCGTTGATGTTGGATGTCAGGGCAACAGTGGTTACTGCACCAATGTTACCTGAGACGTCGATGACAGAGTTAATGTTCTGCCCCACGTTCACGACATTGGTGTCTGTAGCCCAATACTTCGCTGAGTATTCACCGTCTGCAACAGGGTCTACAAGTTTCGTTGCCCAATCTCGGGCCTCTTGCACGTAGGATTCTAGGGTATCGACCTCAGTGTTCTGTAGACCTGACCCTGAGTAAAATGATGTCTTAGCCATTAGTCAAATCCTCAGTCTTGATATGTTGCAGTAGGCTGCATAGCCTGTACGGTCCCTGACACCTCCGCATCATTTGCTTGTTCCTGTAGTTCCGATAAGAACTGTACGAACTTTGTTTCAAACAAAGGTCCACGTTCATCTAGGAAGTAATCACTGGCGTAACCAAGTGCGCCGTAAGTGATTAGGTCAGACGCAATGATTGCCAAGTCGTTTTCATCAGTATCTGCTGTCATCTCTGTGAACTGACCATAATAGTTCATGGAGATACTGCCTGATGTTGGGTAGGGGTAGATTTTGATGTTCTCGCCTTCGCGCGTGAAGTATCTAGGAGTTCCGCTTTCGGCTGGTTGTGACATCTCGACATACTTGGATAGCGGAACACGAGTTAGGTTTGTGTTTGCATAGTACATGTCGATAATCTCAAGGAAGTCGGCGGGGATGATAAGCGTCGAAGTGCTTGCTGTTAGGTTATACGTCTGCGTCTTTTCCATCGGAGGAATGCGCAAGACACGTTGCGCACGTGCGATACTCTGGTCAATAAAGGTGTCAGCCAAGGCATCACTACAGTCTGTGCGGTTTAGTAGGGCTTTAAAGTGCGCCCTGATTTCACCTTTGTTCATTTCTTATGCCCTTCTGGTTTTAGGCTTAGGTTTGTTTTTGGCTGTCTTAGCGGCACGTGCAAAGTCAGCGTCAGTCGGTGCGCCCTTCTGACCTTTCTTGCGTGGCTTTTTGCCAGCCTTTTGATTTGCGTGGATGTTGGCGTATAGCCCTCGTTTAGCCATTAGACTTTCCTCTCGGTTGCCATGAACATCTGTAAGTCTTCGGCCTGAAGTTTTTTGACTATTTCAGGGCCAGATGCTTCCCAGATGTCAAAGCCTTCGCGTAGCCACTTCTCGACCACCGCAGTGGGAATAGAGGCGACACGGTGAAACTCGCCCATAGGCTTTTGTGTACTTTCGTTACGTGCGTCCTTGAGGTCGTCTAGGAAAGCCTGTGAGATATGCTGTGTGTGCTTACGGACAGTTTCCCCTGCTTGCTGCATGAAGTCTGTGTCCGATTGAATCAGGTTGGGGATGTTTTTTTTGTAGTCATTCTGTACTTCCTTGAATCAAAAAGGCCGCCCAAGGCGACACAGTAAGGAGAGCAAAACCTGTGTTACCGAGGGCGGCCTAATCTAAAGAACCGCTAGGGTTCTAAAGAGGGCTTATGACAAACCAGTGATTTTCACTGAGTCTGCAAAGTTCATGTGCTTGACGGACATCTCGCCGACGATTTGGTGGCGGTCTGAGTCGCCATTTTTAGCCAAAAGTGTGCGAGTGAACGGACGTAGAGTACATGTTTTGAACATTGATGGGTCAATCAATAGAGCGTGTGATGACTCTAGGTGACGGTTCAAAATTACACGGTACTCACCGTATGGAGACACGTATAGGTCGATTGCGTTGACCAATGTTTTGCCTTGCGCAATCTCACGGTTACGACCTGCTGACGCAGAGAAACCAGCGACGATTTGTGCATCACCTGGCTTAATCATAAGTGTGTCAACGTCTGAACCGTTGTTGTATGCAGTTTCACCTGCTTCCAACAGTTTCGCTTCAGTCAATGGGTCGCTTGCGTTTGCACCAGCGTCTACTGCTGTAGAAATCTGGTTGATTGCAGAAGCCATTTGACGTGCCGTAGAACCAGAACCAGTCACGGCTGCTTGGTCTGCACCAACTAGAGCAAATTCTGCATCGCGCTTGATTTCTTTAAGGGCTTTCGCCAACTGATGAGCGGTCTCTTTCGCTCGCCCATAGGTTGCAATCGCGTCTGCTGTTGCAGAAACTTGGAAACCTTTGGTCAGAATCTGGGTGTTGTTTGTACGCTCTACGGCGTCAATCAATGTACCCATTACGGCGTCCGCGCCTTCAACTGCTGCGTTTGACCCAGCCGCTGCAAGTGAATCCTCAAGCCATGAGAATGTACGTGCAGAGACTTTTTCGTCTTTGAACATCGTAAATGCAGGTGTGTCGAAAGGCGTAATGTCGGTGATGATGTCAGCAACTGACTCTTTCTTACCGACCTGATCGTATGTTGTATATGTTGCCATTGGTATGAATCCTTCTTGTAGGCAAGAGTTTACTCTTCCCAGCGAGCCATAAGGGCTGCGGCAATATCATCCGTGTCACCACCATAACGAGGGTTGCTACGCAGTTTTGCTTGAGCGTCTGCTGCGCGTTTAGCCTTCAATGTTGTTTTGGAGGGTGGGGACTTCTTAGAACTCAAGACCTTTGTTCTTGTAGACTTTGACTTTGTCACTTTAGCCTTCGCTTTCTTTGATTGCGCTGACTTCTTTGACTCATCGTAAAGTCTCGCTTTGTTAATCAACATGATAACCGTAGGGTCTGTGTATTGATCAACTTGCTCTTGAGGCAGACCTGATTTTACAGCGTAGGCACGAATGTCATTGTACAATTCGTTGCCCCAATCTGGCAGGTTCTCTTCGAGGACACGCACACAGTCTGTGGCTGCCTTTTGAATCGCTTGCTGCTGATTGCCCTGTAGTTCTTGAAGTAATGAGTTGCTTTCCTCTTTGAGGAACTTCACATCGTCTTCGGCCTGACGTGCATCTTGTCTGAGTTGGGCGAATGTTTCAGCGTCCATCTGCTGGGCTGCTAGTAACATATCCATCTCTGAATATGGGGCTAGTCGGGCCTCTGCACGTTCTAACATCTTTTGGTATGCTAATTGCGTTCTTTGGAACTCTTGTTCCGCAACTTTGCGCTGGGATGCTAAATCTTGAGACTTTTGTGTTAAAGATGCTTCTTGACCATAAAGTCTTTTCAGTTCCTTCACGGATACCTGTTTGTTTTCACCTTTTACGCTGACTTCGACAAGGGCGTCTTCGGACACAGTGGTTGGTTCCTCTGTATCGTCTTCTTCGACCTCTTCTTCGTCGTCTTCTTCGTATTCTTCGGCTTCATCAGTTTCTTCAGGGTCCGTGTCGTCCTCTACTTCTTCTTCAAGGTCGTCATCGTCATCTTCATAAGCACCCTCTTCAAGGTCTGTCTCTTCGACCTCTTCGGGTGTCGCATCTTCGTCTTCGGGTTCAGATAGGTTTTCACCGTCATCCCACCGACCTAAGATTGCATCTGCGGCGTCATCTAAATCCAACGCGCGGGGTTCTGAGTTACTGTTTGGGTCGTCTGTCATAGACCTAGTTCCTCTTGGCTATTGTCGCCTTGAGCCAAAATGTTATCTCGCACTTCAACTCTCTGCTTTAGGGTGTTCACCACGTCTGCGATTGCACGATAGTGGTGGTAGGAAGTCTCACGCTTCAACTTGTCGTCGGGCTGTGAGTTTACAAAAGTAGAGAAAGCACTCTCCACGATTGAATCGACAACAGAAGTGAACGCAGGGGCCGATAGTACGGCCTCTGCTTCATCCCCTGCCGTCACAAGTTGCTCTTCTTGTGTAGGCATGTGTAACCTTATGCTATTTACCCATTAGGGCTTGCGATTGCTCGGACATCCTCAGCACGTTTCGCAATCTCCAACTCTTCGTAGTTGACTGCTTCTTTGTGTGCCTGTTGAGACTCTTGTAAGTCCAACTTGTCCGACTTCAGTGCGAAGTCTTGCTGTGACTTGAGTTGCTCAAGTTGCAGTTTCATCTTCGCAATCTCTGCGTCAGTCTGTGCTTTAAGTTCAGCAACTGCTGTCTGACGTTCTTGTACCTCAAGTTGCTTCTGCGCCATTTGCATCTGCATCTGTGAGGCTGGGTCTGGTTGTTTGGGTGGTACTTGAGAAGGATCGAGTAGATAGTCAGCAACATTCTTAATCCCACTCTTGTCTAAGATAGCACCAAGCATTTTAAACTTCTGCTGCGGACCGTACATCTGCTGTAGAGATGGGTCGGCACTAAACAACTGGTGGAACGCAAGATACT